TCTGGGTTAAAAGCTCCAAAGCTCCAGTTATTAAATACAACTCCTACCGCTTTCTCTAACCAAGCTCCTAAAATTACGTGCTTATATTTATTAGGATTATTTATTTTAATACGCTCTATCTCGTTTACAAAAGAAGAGTCTAAATGCTTTAAATTATCTAAGTAAGTTGTATGAATATAAGTTACGTCTCCTTTTACTCCGTTAAAGTTTTCAGATACTCCAGCATCTTCAAAGAATCTTTTATATATCCAATGCTCTTTTGTAGTTGGGTTTAATATTAATATAACTCTATTATGAACTCCCTTTGTTCTTAAAGATAGATTTATTTTATCGAATGTACTTTCGTCTGATAGTTCTTCCGCCTCATCTAATATCCAAGTTGTAACTCCTTGTAAGGACTTTAGATTTGCTGTTTGGTCACCACTTGAGGTCTTTAGTCCTTTAAATATTATTTCGCTCTTAGAAACCTTGTTTTCGATAACGGAGCGGTTAATATTAAAATGCTCATTGATATCAAACAAATCTAACTTCTCTTGAAACTCTGGGACGATAGACAAATGAGCTGAGGTCATTGTCTGTCTTGTAAATAATATCTTATGATTTGATTCGTAGGAAAGAGCTGTAATAAAAGTACCAACTCCAAAAGATTTAGAAGACCCCCTTCCTCCCGTAACTATATAAAATCTTGTATCGTATTTTAATAGAGCTTTATATTTATTATTAAGGCTTATCAAATTTTAGTAAATCTTTTATATTAAAATCGTTGACCGTATGAGTATTATTCTGGTCGATAGTTTGTACTGGTTTACCTAAGTAGTATTCCATTAATATCTTGGAGGCGGATACATCAAAATCTTTTGTTGCTTTATTATGAAGCATTCTAACGACTTCTAAGAGCTGTTCTTCGCTTAACGCATCGTTTAGTATATCTTTGTAAGGATTCTTCCTTCTATCTATACCTTTAGCCTTCGTGGAGTTTCCTCCGTTGTTTTTACGTTTGTCCATAATCAAAAGAAATCAATAATTGATATTACTATTTAAACGTTTAATCTTCTTTTTTGTTATTGTAGCCTAAGCCTTTAAGTATTGTATTGATCTTAGATATCTCTTCGCCTTGCTTTTTTAAGACTGCCCAGATAGTTCCTAATATCTGTTCGTTAGTTTTTATTCTTTGTAATTGAGTATATTTTTTATCCTGCATATTTATAATAATTTTACTGCTAATAATAGTAATGTAGGAAGGAATGTAAATACCGCATCTAATCCGTTAGGAGGACTAAATCTCATTTTAGCATCTACAATCTCTTTACCAATTGATATAAATATCATAAAGCCTATAGCCTCCATTGTTGTTCCCAATATTACTAATGGAGTTGCTATTATAGTTCCGTAAAAGAAATGGAGTAGTTTGTCTTTAGGTACTGATGCCATTACCGTTAGTATTTTTTTAATTATATTCATTTTTTATTATATTTTTCTTCTATCGAATCTTGTATATTGTAAGCTACCGATAACGATATAGTTGTTATTATTATTAATCCTATTATAAATTTTATTAATCCTTTCATTGTTTGTAAGATTCGAAAACCGTATCTAATTCTTTTGATAATCTAAATAATATTTTTCCAGAACCAGAGCAACTTCTACATAGATCGTTTGGGTTATATTGTATTGCAAATACGTGAGCGTATAGTTTTATAATAAAATGTATTTCCGCTTCATTCCAAACGTTTAAAGTTCTTGTATCTCTATATAATTTGTATTGCTTATATTGTTGCTCATCTAAGCATCTTTGAGCTTGTCTCTTATATGCAAATACTTGGTTAAGTTTTTCTTTTCTTTCGTTACATCCGCAGTCTTCTCCAAATATAGCTTTGGTTACTTTTTTAATTCCAGTTGCTTTAGTAATCTTCTCTACAGTATCTCCTAATCCTTTAGATTTCTTTACTACTTTCTTTGGTTTCTGTTTTCTCATTTCTTTTGGTTTTTAATTATATCTTTCGCCTTTGTTGTTTCTCTATATGTATAACCGTAGTTTATATTGTGTCTCTTTTGGATATCTCTTAAACTCATTCCGTTTGCTCGTTCTAATAATAGCTCTTTTTGTACCCAGTCTAATTTATCAAACGCATCTAATATCTTTTGATCTTCGTCATCGGGTTCAAATACTTCGGTTCTATCTTCTATGTAATGCAACTCCTCAAGTCTTACGTCTTTTTGTTTCCTTAAATAATCTAAGAATAAATTTCTAAGCGTTATAAATACAAAGTAATCGTTCCATTTAGTTCGATTCATTAATTTTAAATACATTTCTTGTACAAGATCATCGGCTATCATTTTGTCTTTGCAAATAACATAAGCAGCTTTACGCCATTCTTTATCCTTTTTGCTTAACTCTTCTAATATCATTTAATTCTTTTATATATTATATTATATAGCTCTTCTATTTTGTTGTACATTTCCTGGTTCTGTTTAAATATAATCTTTCCTAATTTGGTTTCTTTGTTTTGCTCTACAACTATCCTACAATCTACACTTACATTTATATGTCCTCCTTTTTTAATAGGCTTAGGATATATAAAGATTCCTTTTTTCCAACAAGCTAATCTAATCTCTATATTCATTATACGTAAATTTAAGTAAATAAATACTATTCTTTATCATTAGTTATTAACAATTCTTTTAACCTTAATATCTCTTTATTCTTTGCATCTCTCATTAAAGTATTGGCTAACTTTAAATCTTTTATTTCTAAGTCTTTCTCTCCGTTACTATTTAATAGCTCTAAGATTATCTCTGCTAATCTATCTAATTCCTTGTTTTCTTTTTTAGACTGCCAACGTTCAATAATTCCTAAAGCCTCTAAGAAGTACGTATGTATTAATATACTATTGGTTAAGCTCATTATAGTTTAGCATTTTAATTATTGGCATTACTCTTGTTCTATATTTTTCTTTGTTGTCATCCGATAACTCTCTAAATAATCGCTCGTGTTCCTCTAAGTCGTATTCTAACTCCTCAACTCTATTTTTTAAAGCTTCTACTTCATTAAAATTGTCATCGTTTGAAATATCAATTATACCATTATATTTATTATATGCTTTTCTACAATTCTCGTTAGATAGCATAACGGTAGGAAATACGTTTTTAAGGCTATGTATTACCGATGAGTGATGTTTACCTACGTATTCGCCAATTCTATGCAATGGAAAGTGTGTCGTTTCTCTTGCTAACTTATAATATATTGTCCTTGCATCGCTAACGTCTCTTAGTCTTGTTGTATTTCTTATATCTTGTCCCGTCTCTTTTACTACAAAGTTAACTATTTGTCTTAGGGTTTTTATTTTATTCATCTTTTTGGTCTTTTAATTTTAACTACTATTATATATATTACATGCTCATAAACAGCCATTGAAGTACTTACTACTTCTATATTCCAATCAAGCTCTAAATCGTTTAGTTGCTTTCTTACTTCCTCTATTTTTCCAGATAGGATTTTATGTTTCATATTTTATATTTTTCTTTTTTTGTTGTAAATCTTTTTAACTCTTCTATCTCAAGATCGCTTAATTTTGTATATGTTTTCATAGTATCTAAATGAAAGTTTACTCTCGTTCCTGAACTTCCTTCTCTTTCGTAAGGAAACATTTTATCATCTTTTAAATACTCTTGGCTTAATATATCTAAACTATTACCATAAACTGTTTTAGTTGAGTAATCTACAAAGAACAAATAAACTGGTATATTTTTAATCCTTAAATAATCCTTATAATGAGAAATAGTAATACCAGTTTCTTTATACCTATTTAATCTTTCTTGAGTCTTTACCTCTATAACTATAGTTTGAGTTTTGTTATAACTAAATAACATATCGAAATGATGAGCTTTATTTGTTATTGGTTTATATACTACTCCTCCTCTACTTTCTAAATAGTTTTTTACTATTCTTTCTCCTATATCTCCTTTTTTAACTTCAGTTCTATCGTTCCAATTCATTTTAAAATAATTTTAATTGTTCCTTTTCTCTTTTTTTTATATTAATATATTTGTCCCAAGCTTTATTATATTGCTTTTTAAATCTATTATTATCCTCGTAATATTTAGAGGATTTATCTCTATAGATTTCCATAGCTTCCGTTATTTCGTCTAATCTATTATATTCGTGATTCATCTTCTATATTTATTAATTCCATTCCGTAATTATTTACACCTTCTTTTATTGTTATTCCTTCTTTTCTAATTAGTTTGTTTTTCTTAAAAGGTTTGTAGTTTACTTGATGATGAAACCTTCCGAATTTCTTTGTAATTTCAACTAAATCTGGATGTTGTTCTTTTAAAGATTGAGCAAATTTAAGCCTATTATCTCCATCAATATAAACCTCGTCCGTATTACCTCCTTTTAAAGTCATTGTAGTTGCTTTTCCTTGTAAGAATGCTGAGAACAATATAGTCCTATAATCGTCTTTTAAAGCTCTTAAACAAATATCCGTATCCTCGTTATACTTACCTCTCCATCTATATGGTAAATCGTTATTTATAAGAGTACAAGAGTAGACCCTTGTATTTAATAAATATGGTTTTATAGAACCGCTCTTCCTACTTGCAAACATAAAGTAATTAGGACCACTAAAAGCTACCTTTTTAAATCTATCCGTAAAGTCTTCCATACATTTAAATATAGTTCCGTCTGCAACTGGTATCTTCATATTCTTATTAAGCCTAAAGAATAGATTAATATTATCGTCCATTAACCAATGTCTTTTATGACCTGCCAATATTGAATGCTCCCAGCACCAATTCCTTGCTGGTATACTTCCTTGTCCTAAGTTAGAGAAAGGTAAAACTAATATCTTATCGGGACTAATTACTGAGGCATAATTATCGTACTCTTGAGGCTCTATAACTATATTGTAAGGAAGTTTCATATACTCTAAGGTTTTACTTGTTAACCTTGATTCGTGTCTGCCTTTAGATATTATATAAATAGGATATTTAAGAGTCATAATATTATTTTATAATTTCTTTATTTATATATCTTTTATCCATATACCTATCAATCTCAACTTGAGGATACCATACGCTTTGAGTTTTTGGAGTTAGAGGTTGATTTATTAATTTAGAAAACTCCTTATAATCATCGTAATTCTTAAAGCTTACAATTAATTGTTTTATAGGAGATTTATCTTCTTGAATAAACTCTGGCATATCTTTCCACTCCTTTTCTATTTCGTTTTCAAATTCTGGAAATAAACTATTCATATCTTTACAATTTTAATATCTCCGTTAACGTAATGCTCTGCTTTTATCCCAGTCTTTAATTTAACAACCTTGTAAGGCTTTATATTATGACTAATTAATCTTTGCTCGTAAAATAATTTTAATGCTCTCATTTCTTTGTTTTTTATTTGTTTATATAATTACCGCACAAAGGATACATACGAGTATAATAAGATTGCCCTTTTTTTATACGTTTATTATTATCTAATAATATATCTTGATTAGCAACTGAATCTATTCTACCGTAATAACCTACTTCTTTTCTATCGGGTTTATCAATACTTTTAGATCCGATATATTTTGTATCTATCATATACTCTATAAAGTATCCTATTTTTTCAAATTGTGTCATAATTTATATTTTTAATTATTTATCAAATTTAAAAAAGATTTATTTATTATCCTAATTATTTAACTAAATATCTAAAGCTAACATTCTCCAACAATCGATTAATCTCTCACGAGCCTTAGATTTATGTATCTTTTTATAAAGGATAAAGAGTTGCTTAATATACTGATAATCGCTCTCGCAGTCTTTAAATAGCTTTTTAGCGTATGCCTTGCCATATCCTTTACAATAGTTTATATTCTCATCTCCTACTATTAATTGTTCTGCGAAATTATACCTCGCCTCCGCCTCTGTTATATCGTAGAATCTTTTATGCAAATAATGGTAATTATAAATAAGAGCGGGAAATTGTCTATAATCCTTATCTATACTAATTATTATTGAATTTTCTTTATTCTCTTTCCATTTCCTGGCAACTAAATCGTCAGTTTCTAATCCGTGTCCTTGAATAACATTATAGTTTTCTAATACGTATTGTTTTAATTCGTTTAATAGTTCTGGAATAGAGGAGGCTTTTCTATTGGCTTTGTATTGTATATTTATTGTTTTCCTATAGTTACCGATTGCACAACCGTAATTATAAATATCATCTATAATATAATCATCCTCAACGGTATTTATTATAGACATATAAATTTCATCATATTTAAAGATCGCTTCCTCTATTGTCTCAACGTTTAAAGAACAAGAGAAAAGTAAAGAATCTATATCGAATATTATAATCTTATTCATCCCAAATAAAAGATATAACTACAAGACCAAAATATATGTCTAAGTAATTAGTTGAAACTTCGTCTCCTTTATAGCTTGAAACACTACCTCCAAATACAAAGCCTTTAATAAGTCCTATTTCTATATCTGAGTTTTTGAAATGCCAAAGATACAAGCCTAAAGTAGCTATTGAAAAAATTGTATATATTAATATATTTGTCATAATTTATTTATTTAAGTTCATTTTTACATTAAAAGCGGTATGTCCTCCTAATACAACTCCGCAACCTATAGCCTCTTTTTTACCTCCTTGCATATAACCCATTGCGTAACTCTTAGAATCTATTCCGCAACCCGTAGCTAATGCAAAGATTGCTCTTGTCTTTCCAAATAACCATTCTACGTAAAAATCCGTATGATAATGACCGCTAACCGTTGAGACCATATCTCTTTTTGCTGCCATTCTTGGTTTTCCAGATTTATCTCCGTGAACATAACGAACTCCGTCATAGTAAACGTCTGTAATAAAATTCCATTTAGGAGTTTCTAATACGTCTCTATACTCTTTGATCCATTTACTTGGAATATTACTTGTTTGAGCTTTTCTAATTATAATTCTATCGTGGTTTCCTAAAGTAACATCTGCAATAGGAAAGGCTTTATACCATTTAGATAGTTTTTTTATAGCTTGTTCAAGCTCATACTTTCCTCCTAATCCATCGGCTGAGGACTCGTGATAAGAACTATAATGGTTGTCTATAACATCTCCGATAAATATTACTTTATTACAATTGAAGTTTTGATAAGTTTCTTTGCAAAAGTCTAAATATCCATCTAAACAAAATGGCTCGTGTAAATCTCCAATAACTAATATTCTATTTTCTTTTTTAGTTAGATTTAAAAACGCTTTCTTTATTTGACCTCTTAATCTTGGTCTATAGCTTTTCTTTCTCATATTTAAAATTCTAAATTATTTGCGTAATCTCCTACGATGTAAGGAGTATCGTTTTCAACTGAAAATGTAAAAGGTTTAAAAGGGTATCCTCTACTCCTTCGACATCTTACAATCGTACCGTCTCCAGAAGCTTCAAGTATCATTTGAGTTTCCGCTTTTTTCTCTAAAGAACTACCAAGCCATCCCGTTGGTTTTTCGCTTCCGTAATTAGAATGTATAATAGTAAGTATATGAACGTTATGGATTTCCGACCATTCCATTAATTTTTGTACTACAAGATTACACTCCTCAATATTATTAACGTCATTAACAAGGTCGGCCACACCGTCAATTAAAACTAATCCTAAATCTGGTTCTGATTTTAACTTCCATCCTATCCAGGCTAATCTATCTTTTGCACTATATTGCCTCAAAGCAAAGGTATGATAGTTTTCTTTATCGTTTGACATTATTGCGACTCTCTTAAATACTCGTTGTGCGTGGAATCTTCCTTGCTCCGTATCTACGTGTAAAACTTCTTTTTTCTCTCTATGTCCTCTTATAGATCCTTTTCCTTTTGTTTCGTTGTTTAGGAAAACGGAAGCGAGTAAACTTAAAAAATAGGTTTTCATTGTTTTAGGAGGTGCTTGTATAAAACTTATATTTCCAAATGTTCCAATAGGTATAGGATAGGTTTCTCTTCCTCTATTGGTTTGTAATTCGAATGACCCGCAACTTAAAGCTACGGGTGGATATTTTATATCATCATTCGGATTTACATTAGCGTGCTCATCAATATATTTAAAATATTGCTCTGCTAATTGCTCATCTTCCGTCATTAAAACGGAATATCAATATCGCTATTAGGCTCTAATGCTGATACTGGCTCAAAAGCTTCAGCTGCTTCTGCTTTAAAAACTGACCAAGCTGCAAGAGAAGTATAAAACTTGTCTTTCCATTCGTTACATTTAACGTTAAATTTTACGTCTACCATATCGTTTAGCTTTGTAAACTTATTAAACGCTTCTACCTTTTCGTCTCCGAAGATTTCAAAACAATAAAGATTATTGTATTCGTCATCGGTTTTAATTACAAACTCAACCTTTTGCCAATCTGCTCCAGCTTTAGTTGTTCCTTTTACTACTGGAAGGATTTTCTCGACTTTACCAGTTACCTTAAATTCACTCATATTTATTTATTTATAGTTAATATTATTTCTTTTTAAAATCTTCTGACTCATCTTCCGAAAAGAATCCAAGTTCGTACATTCCAGTTTGTTTAAGTACTAATCGGCTCATAGCTCTCTTCTCTGCCATTTCCATTACATACCAACTATTCGTATTGCCGTCTTTAAAAGAAAGTCCTTTAATAGCACTCCCAAAGGTCTGTAGGTTATCGTTGTATGCTTTTACAACGCAAAAATTAGATTCGCATTTAATAACTTCATATTGGCATTTGATCTTATCAATAGCCATAATTTTTTCTACACCGCTTCTGGTAATAATCAAATAATGCTGATGCTTAAATACGTCATCCTTCGTTAGCTCGTACTTCTTGTAAAGCTCTACTATTTTTTCTTTATTCATAATATTTATTTAAAATTAAAAATTCTATTTCTTCCATATCGTTATCTAAAAACTCAGTAAAATCTACCGTCTCAAGTTCCGTAATTAAATTTACTTTATCTATTTCAAATGCGCTTTGATTATTTGGACTTTGCCAATCTCCTGTATCTCCTGGTATATAATCTCCGTAAACCTCGAAGTCAAGACCTTTAAAATTTATTGTTTTTGTCATTTTATATTATTTAGTATTGATTTTTTTTCTTGAATTGTCTTATATAATAATAAGATTTTCTTTTCTAATTTTTTTATATCCGATTTTAAATCATCTTTTTGAGTTCTCATTTTCCGAATATTTCTTTTATTATTATATTCCTATAATCTTTAGGACAGTTTTTATCTAATACCTCAAATAGATAAGTAGTTATCTTTTCGTTATCAATTTGTAGCCTTTTGTTTTCTTCCATTAAAGCTACTATTCTCTGTTCTTTGTAATTTAATAAGTCGTACATAGTTTTATTTTTTATTGCTTGTTGCGTATTCTTGCATTGAGTCTAAGTTATATTTTTTTGTTTGAGTTTTCCATCTATTTACTTCCTCGTGAAATCTACAGCCCAATATAGGATTATAATTTGGAACATTCCACCATTCTTTAAATTCTTTTTTTGGATTTTGTTTTAAATACTCTATTTTATTTTTGTCCATTCAACCTGGTAATTTAAGTCGCTATTATATTTCTTGGATTCTATTTCGATTCTAATGCCTTTTTGTTTTATATCTATTCCTAAAAGGTCGTTAATTGCTTGTCTATATGTTTTCATAGATCAAAATTTTGTTGAAGTTCTTTAATAAATTTCTTTATTTGTTTTTTATTAATAGCTATATGAGTAAAAAATTCTCCTTGATTCCTAATTGTTAGCTGAAGCTTCATTCCTTCTTTTCCTCCGCTAAACCTTGTTAGTGACATTTGAGTATTTCCTATTTCACTTCTATTACTTTGAAATTTTCCTTTAATCGATTTTAGTTCTGTTGCCATAATTTTAAGTTTTATT